GCTTCTCAAGCTTCAGACGCTAAGACAAATGACGGTGCTTCTAACTACTACAAAGATGTAATCAACAATCAATCACAATACATCTGGTGGGGTAATCATCCATCTGAGATGACAAATGCTGGTAGTGATTCAACTACTGCTTTTGCTAACTCAGTATCTGGTGGTAACACAACTATTGATGATTCATTGGTTGGTGGCGCTGACTCAGGTTCATTAGGAACTTCTGAGATCGCTACTGGTTATGATCTATTTGAAGATGCAGAGACTATCGACATTTCATTGTTGATCATGCCTTCTGTTGGTTCTTCAAACGCAACTACTGTTGCAAATGATCTTATCTCAATCGCTGAAGGTCGTAAGGATTGTGTGGCATTTGTTTCACCTGCTACTACAACTACTACTAACTCAACTACACCTAAAGCCGACGTAATCACTTGGGCTGATACTCTTACTTCATCTTCTTATGCAGTAATTGATTCAACAGCTCTTAAAGTTTATGATAAGTATAACGATCAGTATATTAACATTCCTGCTTCATCTTCGATGGCTGGTCTATGTGCTAATACTGATTCAGTTGCGGACGCATGGTTCTCACCTGCTGGTTACTCAAGAGGTCAATTACTTGGTGTAACTAAGATTGCATTCAATCCTAAGAAAGCAGAACGTGATGAATTATACTTGTCTCGCGTTAACCCAATCGTTACTTTCCCTGGTGAAGGTACTATCCTATTTGGTGACAAGACTGCACAAGCTAAACCTTCTGCATTCGATCGTATCAACGTTCGTCGTCTATTCATCGTATTGGAAAAAGCGATTGCTACAGCTGCTAAATATCAGTTGTTCGAGTTTAACGATGAGTTCACAAGAGCAATGTTCCGTAACATGGTAGAGCCGTTCCTAAGAGAAGTCAAAGGTCGTCGTGGTATTACTGACTTCCAGGTTGTTTGTGACACTACTAACAACACAGGACAGGTTATTGATGCTAACGAATTCGTTGCTGATATCTACATCAAGCCGGCTCGTTCTATTAACTTTATTTCGCTTAACTTCATCGCTACAAGAACTGGCGTTGAATTCAGTGAAATTATCGGTCAATAAGGAGTGAACAATGGCAATTCTTGGCGTAGATGATTTTAAAGCGAAGCTTTCTGGTGGTGGCGCACGTTCCAACCTCTTTAAAGCTACTATTAACTTTCCTGCTTATGCAGGTGGTGACGTTGAATTAACATCGTTCATGTGTAAGGCTGCTCAATTGCCTTCATCTGTAATCAATCCTATCCCGGTACCTTTCCGTGGTAGACAGTTACAGATTGCTGGTGATAGAACATTCGAACCATGGACTATTACTGTTATTAACGACACTAACTTTGCTGCTCGTAATGCATTTGAGCGTTGGATGAATGGTATCAACCAACACAATAACAATACTGGTTTGACTAATCCTGCGGATTACCAAGCTGATATGGTTGTTGAACAACTCAATAAAGCCGGCGAAGTAATTAAGCGTTACGATTTCCGCGGTACTTTCCCAACTAATGTGGCTGCGATCGAAGTATCTTACGATAGTGAGAACCAGATCGAAGAGTTCACGGTTGAGTTACAAGTACAATACTGGGAGTCAAATACGACCTCTTAAGTCGTATATAAATAAAGGTACTGGGGGAGAATCATCTCCCCCTTATCTAAACGGAGTTTAATCGAATGGCAGAATTATTTGGTTTTGAAATAAAGCGTAAGAATGATAAAGACGAAGAAAAGAAGTTATCGTTTGTTGCGCCACAAGAAGATGATAGTGCCGGATATGTGGTCAATGCTGGTGGATATTTCGGCCAGTACGTAGATCTAGACGGAGGTACGGCGAAGAACGATGCTGATCTAATCATGAAGTATCGTGATATTGCTATGCAACCTGAATGTGATGCTGCTATCGAAGATATTATTAATGAGGCTGTTGTATCTGATGAAGATTCAGCACCTGTCAATCTTGTTCTAGATGACCTAGAACAACCAGATCGTATTAAGAAGTTAATGCAAGAAGAGTTTGATCATATTATCAAACTACTTAACTTCAACTGGACTGGTCATGATACCTTTAGAAAATGGTATATTGACGGTCGACTATATTTTCATAAGATCATTGATGAGAAGAATCCAAAGCGTGGTATGTTGGAGCTTCGACCAATTGATCCTACAAAGATTCGTAAAGTAAGAGAAGTAATAGAAGAAAAAGATCCAAAGACTGGAGCTAAACTTGTTAAAGAAGTAAAAGAATATTACATCTACCAAGATAAGAATATGTCTAAGTCTAATCAAGGACTTAAGATTGCAAAGGATTCTATCTGTTATATTACATCAGGTGTATTAGATCCAAGTCGTAAACGCGTACTATCTTACTTACAAAAAGCGTTAAAACCTGCAAACCAGCTACGTATGATGGAAGACTCAATGGTAATCTATCGTATGTCTCGTGCGCCGGAAAGAAGAATATTTTACATTGATGTTGGTAACTTACCAAGAGGTAAGGCAGAAGAATATCTGCGTAATATCATGGGTAAATATAGAAACAAATTAGTATATGATGCTAACACCGGAGAAATGAAGGATGACCGTAAACACATGTCCATGCTTGAAGACTTCTGGTTACCGCGTCGAGAAGGTGGTAGAGGTACAGAGATTACGACCTTACCAGGAGGAGAAAACCTCGGCCAGATCGATGATATCGTATACTTCCAAAAGAAACTTTACAAGTCGCTCAACGTTCCTGTTAATCGCTTAGAACAAGAAGCACAGTTTAGTTTAGGTCGTTCATCTGAGATTACTCGTGATGAACTTAAATTCCAGAAGTTCCTTGGCAGATTGCGTAAGAAGTTCTCTACGCTGTTCATTGATCTTCTGAAAACTCAGTTGATTCTAAAAGGTATCGTGACTGAAGAAGAATGGAAAGAGTTCTCTCAAGATATTGCAGTTGATTATATCAAAGATACTCATTTCTCAGAGCTTAAAGATTCAGAGATTCTTCGTGAACGTCTTGGTACACTAAGAGAAATGGATGAATATGTTGGTAAATACTACTCAGCCGAATGGGTACGTAAGAACGTATTGATGCAAACTGATGAAGATATCGAAGAAATCGATAAACAAATCGAAGCCGAAGGTCCTCCTGAAGGCGAAGAAGATGAAGAATTTTAATTCTTAAAAACTAAAAACGTATAAATATTTTGTGAAGAGGAATAAAGAATGGAAAATGTAACTGTAAATGATTTAGTCGGTGCATTAAATACCGGCAACAAAGCAGATGCAAACGCGATGTTTAACTCTATGATGAGTGATCGTATTAACGATGCACTTGATGATAAAAGAATTGCTGTTGCTCAAGCTATGGGTGGTGCGCAAGTAGAAGAACCTGCTGAGATGGAAATGGAAGCAGAACTTGCAGCTGAACCTGAGTTTGACGACGACGTAACTTTAGAGGCAGAAGATGATAACATTCAGGCAGTTTCAGACGAGGTTGAATGAAGCCTTTCGTCCGCCAGCTGGTGAGAAAGTAGTCAAGACCTTTAAAGTCGGTAAAAGGAAAAAATACGAAGCGGTTATCACTAAGAAGGGTAGCAGCTTTACTGCATATATTGATGGCGATAAATTAGACGTCTTCAAGAATGCTAAAGAGGCTGAGAAAGCAGCTTCAGAATTTACAGATTTAATGGGAAAGTAGCATGAAGTTAATTACTGAATACGTAGAAAACGATCTTCAATACATTACTGAAGCCAAAGATAAGAATGGCAAGAAGCAGTATATGATCGAAGGTGTATTCATGCAAGCTGACCAAAAGAATCGTAACGGTCGTGTTTACCCGAAAGCTGTTATGGAAGGCGCGGTAGACAAATACGTTACTGAACAAGTTTCTAAGGGTAGAGCTGTTGGGGAACTGAATCACCCAGATGGTCCTACAATCAACTTAGATAAAGTATCTCACAAAATTACTGAACTTAAATGGGAAGGTAATGATGTTGTGGGTAAGGCACAAATTCTAAACACTCCTATGGGTCAAATCGTTGAAGGTTTGATGGATGGTGGTGTAAGACTTGGTGTCTCTAGTCGTGGTATGGGTAGTCTTGTGAATAAAGGCGGTGTTAACTATGTCAATAAAGACTTTCAGTTAGCTACTGTTGATATCGTTCAAGATCCTTCGGCTCCGGGTGCTTTTGTAGACGGAATCATGGAAGGAGTTGAATGGATTTGGGATAACGGTATCCTAAAAGCAC